TTGCCCCATCTATTCCCGCCAATGCCCTTTCAAAAAAATCAAATATTGGTTCGAACTTTTGCAATACTGAAAACAAAGTTGTAAACGCTAATAAAATGACTCCGACTGGATTGGTTAAAATCATTTTGAATAAAGAGCCGAGACCAGTTCCAAAAACTTTTATGCCATCCGCAGCGCTTGCAAATGCCTCTTTGTAGTTACCTACATTTCGAACATTGTTTCCAACCGCAGATTCCTGCGCCTTTAGTGTATCGGTTAAATTTTTAAGCCTATCGGTTTGCTCTTTGGTTGGTTTCTGGAGTCTAATGTATTCCGCATTCAATTCCTTTAGCAACTCACGATTTTGTTTTATTGAGTTGTTGTTAAAATTGGTCGTGTCTGTGTTTGCTTTCTCGGCATTCGATAGTTCGCCAATAGACTTTTCGTTCAACTTGTATTGTCCCTCTAATGCTTTTAACTGGGCGTTATTATCCCTAAAAGCCTTTTGGTTCTCTTTAGTTGAAACGTCTAACTTCGATTGCTCCTCTCGCAAGTCAGAAATTCTTTTTTTAATCTCTTCTTGATTTTTCTGGAGTTCGCCGAACTGAATATCGACGTTATATACTATTGACTTCTCGTCTGCCATTTCCTTTGTTTAAATGGCGGCCAGTTTCCCGACCGCCGTTAAATTATTCCACTTTTCCAAATTCCACATCTGGTTGCTCATCTAAAAAGTCAATTGCTTTCACGATGTTTGAAACTTGCACTAAATCAAAACAACCTTTTGCGATTGCTAAATTCAATGCCTCTTTTACGATTTGTTTTGCTAACTTATTGTCCATTATTTTATTTTTAAAGGTGTTAAATCTTCGTTTGTCCAATAATCTTTTGCCAACATAATTTCCAAATGCTCAACATTTCTTTGGATTGTTTGCTCATCCTCTTCAGTCAAAGTTTCTTTTGTTCTTAACTCTGCGATAAGGTTAACGCTATCCATTGCCGCAGAATAATTTTGTGCAATTTGTTCGGTTGTTATTTCTATTGATTCCATTATGCTTTTAATAAAATTTTGTAAGCCGTTCCATTAATCCTTACCGCCCAACTTCTGTCAGTTACTAAAACTTCTGTTGCTACTGCTCCCGCAGGATAAGCCGCACTTCCAATAACAAATTGATTACTTGCAGTTGCAGTTGCAGCCCTACCCAAAATCACACTTGCATCAAAATTGCCACTATCTGTTTGTGACCCTAATGCACTATTTGAAGCACCTGTTGTATTAGCACTTAAAGCACCATTACCAATAGCGGTATTTACACCACCTGTTGTATTAGCAACTAAACTTTGATGTCCTAATGCAGTATTTGATGTACCCGTTGTATTGGCTAATAATGATTGAAAACCTATTCCAGTATTTTGCGCACCAGTATTTGCCCTTAACGATTGGTAACCCATTGAAACTATTCCTGTTCCTGTTGTATTCAAATAAGAAGATTCATAACCAACTGCGGTGTTATTACTTGCGGTGTTTAGTGTTAAAGAACTATAGCCCACTGCGGTATTTTGATTACCAGATATATTTGCAGATAAAGAACTTCCACCAATTGAAATGTTATAACTACCCGCAGTATTTGAAAGCAAAGAATTTTTACCTAAAGCAGTATTATAATTACCACTTGTATTTGCAGCTAAAGAACTTAGACCTAATCCAGTATTTTCACTACCAGTTGTGTTTGCAGCTAAACTTGCTCTACCAACTGCGGTATTTTCTGCCCCAGTTGTGTTTGCTCTTAATGATTGATAACCAATTGCAGTTATTGCACCCCCAGATGTATTTGCTTGTGCGGCTTCAGTACCAATTGCAGTGTTATTAGATGCGGTGTTTGCTGCCAAAGCATTATAGCCCATTGCAGTATTATTAATACCAATTATATTTGTTGTTAATGCACCACATCCAAAAGCTGAATTTTGATTTCCAGTTGTGTTTGAATATAAAGCGGGATTAACTACGCCATCAAACCCACCGATTGCAGAGTTTCCACGACCAGTTGTATTTGTAAATAAAGCTAAACCGCCAATTGCAGTGTTACCAACTCCAGTTGTATTTGCTTTTAATGTTTCTTGACCAACTGCGGTGTTATTTGTGCCAGTTGTATTGGCTCTCAACGATTGGTAACCTATTGCAGTAATTCTTATTCCACTTGTGTTAGCTTGAGCAGATTCAAAACCAACGGCAGTGTTGTTACTTGCGGTATTGTTAAGTAAGGCAGCAGCACCTAAAGCAGTATTACTTGAGCCAATAGAATTAAAATATAATGATTGAAACCCAAGAGAAACATTATTTATACCTGTTGTATTTGTAAATAAAGCTGACCTACCAATAGCAGTATTTTGCGAACCAGTATTATTTGCTGGCAAAGAACTTACACCAACGGCAGTGTTTTGCGAACCCGTTGTATTTGCAGTTAAAGCATTTACACCTACCGCAGTATTGGTAGCACCCGTTGTATTTGCGTTTAAAGTACCACTACCTAAAGCAGTATTTGTTGCAATACTTCCTGCACCTAAACCTACTTTTACTCCATTAATTGTTGCATCTTTTAAAATACTTGTTGTACCATCTGACCTATCAAATGACATTGGACTATCAATAAAAGTTCCCGCATCATCGTATCTTCTTATCGCCAAATCTGCTCCCGCATTTGCGCCACTTTCAGTTCCATCCACACGAAATGCCCATCGAGGCAAATTCCCACTTCTGAATGAAAAGATTTTTGCAATCGAAGCATTTGCAGACATGATAAAACGATTAACCGCAGTTGTCGTTTCAGTTCCTTGGTTTGTGCCGTCATCAAAAAACTTACTATCGCCAATGGTTGACGATGCCGTAAATTTTGGCAGTCTGTTAATCGTTCCAGACCCCTCAACGCCACTTGAATTGCCTAAATTTGCAATGTCCTGCGTTGTAATTCTTTTAGTTGTGCCAGTCTGAACGATAGGCACTAACTCTGTTCCATTTAGAGCGCTGCCCGCAGGCAGTCCGCTTATTTTTTTCTTTGCCATTTTTTTTTAAATTATTATGTCGTTATTATTTTCAGTTATTATATCTTCTAAAATTTCTGTGTTTAAATATGTATAGTCTGTCTCTGGTTCTATCGCTCCAAATGTGTCTATCGTCCTCTCTAAGACCCCAACGTTAATTAATTCAACCTTTGTTAACCCTAATGAATTTGGATTATAGTCAATAATTCTGTTGAGTCTAAAAATCGCACTAAAATACGAAATATACCAGAGTTCTGCAAAATCTAATTCTGTAATGTCTTTACTACTAAGTTTGAAATAGGCAGTAACTTGCGCAGAGACCGAAAGCGAGTCAATTGCTTGCTTGTAATATCTGTCAATTAAATTGCTTTGCGTCATCAACACAATGTCTGGCGTTGAAAAACTTAGATTCATGCTATACGAATCAATGTTAGTCTCGTTAAATATTTGTTTTTGAAAATAACACAATGGTAAATTTTCCACATCCCCAACGCCCTCAACGTAAATTTGGCTATATGCGCCCTCAGACAAGGTGCTAATTGTAACCAACCCCCCATTTATTAAAATTCTCGGCTCTTTTTGTGTGTTTTTTATCGTTGGCTCGGCCACATCTAACATTGTTGGCACTTTTATAAAGTTTGGCGCAAGTCCTTTAAACGATTGCTCAATAATAGTCGGACTGAATCCAACCTCTCCAATTAATGAGGCCTCTCCTTGCTTAGTTAAATAGTATTGCCCATCGCCAAACTTGTAAGGTTGTTGAAATGTTTGTTTTAAATCATATCGAACGCTCCAAAAATCTTTGTCATCGTGCTTATATTTAAAGTCATATTTGCGAGAAAAGTTTGTCGGTTGGTAGTTAATAACTGGAGCAGGTGTCAAACTTAATTTCTCGCTAAAATCTTTTTGTTTATTGTTTTGATAGTATTGGTCATAGGTAAAAATCTCAACAACGCCAGTATTGTCATTCACAAACACAACCCAGTTAAACATTTTATAGCACCATTCAAACAAATCAATCTGTTTTATTGGCGGCAAGTTTGGTGCAATTTGAACGTTGTCGCCATAAATGATATTCAAAACATCGTCTGCGTCAACTTGCTTTGGCCTAACAATAAAAGTGGACAAATAAAGTTCTATCGTTCCAGTTGCAAATGTTCTGACAATTTTTACTCTCAACTTTTCTGTCGATGCAATAAAATCGGTTGCAAACAATGTGAAATTTCTACCAAATGTGTTGTTTCGAATATTTTGAAAAATTTTCTGGTCAAGTGGTCTCCAATCCCCCAGAGCATTATCGTATAATTCTAAAACCGCACGAAAATTCCAATTGGTTGGATATGTGTCGTCTGGCGTTTTATAACTTATGTCGATTAAAACTTCAAATCTTTGATTTCCATTTGCAGTGTATTCGCTGCCATCCCATTGCGACAATGTGTCGAATATTGTAATTGGAAATGGAATAATTTTATCGCCTGGCGATAATGGCACAATATAAGGCGTGTTCGGCCTTGCTCCATAAAAACCAAAGCTATTTGTTAAGTAATCGTCTGAATGAATAAATTGAGCATTACTAAAGGGAATTAATAACTTGCTTGTGTTATAATCGTCAAAGAATGTCGTCTTTAATGTATATCCATTGTCAATGCAAATTTGATTGATTGCTCTCCTTAAATACAAGGCAGGATATAAGTCTGTTAATTTAATTGGCGGATTTTCGCCCCCACTTGTTGGGTCTAATGTTTGAAATTGGCCATAATCAATAAGTGGATAAAAGTAATCCGCAGGAATGCCCGCAGGATAAGTTCCATTCCATGTGTCAACGATTGTCTCATTGTATTCATGGTCTAAGTCATTTAGATTCAATTCGTTTAACATCTTTTCGCCAAATACGTCTTTCATTTTGCTTAACTCAGCAAAAGCATAAAACGAAATTGTCTCATTTGTTACCTCTGTAAGTCTGCAAAGGCCATTAAATAATACTTGGCTATTTTTTTGAATGCGAATTGTTCTTTGTTCGTATTTATCAAAAGCATTTTGAGCATTGATATTAAAAGCAAATCCAAATATTTTGTCATTCTGTTTTGTTCTGGGAATAGTTATTGTTTTAGTCTTAGAACCAGAGCGTCTATTTAAGTCCTTAATATCAATCAATTCATAAGTCGTTGGAATTAAAATGGCTTTGTCGCCCAACTCCAATTGGTATAAATCGTCAATTATAATTTCTGTATATTCCATTTATCGTGTTTGGATGTTAATTGGAAAAGCATATTCAAATTGGAACTTCACAATAAAATCTTTTGAGAATGTATCGTAAACAACAGACGAATTTTTGACATTCACTGGGACATAAGTCAAATCGTTGACAACGTAAACATCGATTGAGTCAATCAATTCTCTTTTTAGCCATTGTGCGGTTTCTTTTGTGTCAACTCTGGTTGCTAAACTTAGCGACTCAACTGAATTGTGAGAGCGATAGCCATTGATTCTATTTGGCGACTCAAAATTGGTTGCCATACTAAATTCAATTGGAGTCTCACGTCTCACATTGATTGCAGTTTCTTGACCCGCAGTGAACATAAAGCTATCGTAACCGCCCAACTTGTTTAACCAGTTTACTTGTTTTTCGTTGCAATAAACGTTCTGGTCTCTAATATAAAAACGTTCCTCAGTTATTGACACGCCGCCTACTGCTCTAATTATTCTCACTCTCATTTTAACGGCCAATATATTGACTCCAGTCCAATTAACTGGAATAGCGTTGTGGTATAATGTTAAACTTGAATAATATAAATTGTTTGTTGTCTGTGATAATAGCGTTCCACTTGCATTGTAATAAGAATACTCAGCAGATGCAACAAAATTGGTGTCATTGCAAAGGAAATAAAGCGCAGACAATTCATTCTCTGGCATTACCTTAGTCAATGGCGCTTCTGTTAAAAACTTCTTGCCAGTTACGCCAGTGTCATTCAACAGATAGTCTGTCATGTCATTCGTTACGTTATATTGCAACGCTGCGTTGGATGTATAGTAATTAGTTGGCATATCTTATAAGTCGCTTGGTGTTGTCTCTTCATACTCGGCCTCGTTTCCAACTGGATTGTCAAAGCCCTCAGCATAAGAAATGTAATATCTAATATATGATTTTAAATTGTTCTGGATAATTGGCGGACTAATTAAAGGAAACAAGTCGCCAGATATTACATCTGTTACAACGTTACATTCCGAATTATAATCCTTTAAGATGTCTGCAATGTCAACAATGAAATAGCAATAACCTAAAACAAACGTTGGCTTTAAAGTTAGTTTTGCAAGTTCCTCGAATCCATTATCGCAATAGTTAAATCCAAATACTCGAATCACTGCATTATAGTTTCTTAAATATTTATAAAACCAAATATTGCCAGTTCCTGCACCAACATAAGGAGCATTGATTGTAAAGCTATCGCCAACGACAGAGGTAACAAGCCAAACGCCGTTGTATGCTTCAATGGTTGCATTCTGTGAAATCTTAACAAAATCACCAACCAATAAACCATGTGGCAAACTTAAATTTAATTGCAAATAACCATTGTCATTGGTTTGATTATCGTCTGCCTCAATTTCCGCTCCGATTGTATAGTCAGACGTAACATCCGAATTAAACTCGAATCGAATTGGATTATAAACGGCCGTATTTATTGACGGCTCAACTTCAATTGTTAAACTCATTGTTAAAATAGTTTTGTATGTCCTCAAATACCGCTTTATTTATTGCGGCCTCAAAATTTGGGATTGTTTTGTCAACGTAAAAATTCCCCTTATATCCCTCTTTGTGGATTTTTCTTGTAACTAAAAATGCTTGCTCTGCCTTTGTTAATTTCTTGCCTTGCGTGCCATCCTTTTTTTTAGCGTACCAATCTGGCAACTTATTAACCCACTCGTCAATCTTTGGTCTAACTAATGGCGGAGAGTTTCCATTTTTTGTGATTCCCCTGCCATCATTTTGCCAAAACCAATAATCGTTTGCCATGATTGACACTTGACTTCTTGTATTTTCTACTTTCAAAACAACTTCATGCGAGTCAGACAATGCCCCCGCCTTGTTCAATGCAGTTACAAGCGCCTCATTCAGCTTGTTAAATTCAGCCAGTGTGTTTGTTAAATCTATCATGCAAATAAATCACAACACAAACTTGAATCAATTGGCAAAGTTACCGATACGGCAACCGACCACCCATAGTGAACATTGTCCTGCTTTTTATTAATCATTGTTGCTTGCCCAAATGTCATTGCATCCCTCTCCAAATCTTCGTTCTCTATTTGCATTGACTGAATAAATCCAACCATGATTTTATTTAATTGGTCGAAATGGCCATTCATTTTTGATTGCTTATCTGTAAGCGACCCCGATGTTATAAATTGCAAGTTAAACGAATAAGTCTGCGACACAATAATGTTATTGGTCGAATTGTTAGTTACGCTCAAAGGAAATAGCATCCAAACAAGTGGATATTTGATATTCGACTGGGCGTTCAATTCATTAAACGTTCCATTGCCGAACGTGTAAGTCTGCTCGGCTTTAGTCTTGAATATTTCGATTAATTTGTTCACGTCTCAATTTTTCTAAGTTCTGCAAATATGTTCTTTCAATCTTCTTGTAAGTCAAAAAAGTGTATGCCTCAGCAACACTTGTTTTACTCACTGCTTCAATGTCTTTGTACACGCCGTCGGCCAATTGCACCAATGTGCCATAACCGCCAAACTGATTAAGACTTTGAACTCCCGCATCCAATTGAATGTCCTCTAATTCGCTTTCAAACAAAGGTAAGAATTTATTGTGAACATCTGCAAATTGCTCATTCACTTTGTTTTGGTAAAAAAGTGCAACAGATGCGGGCAAGTTTAGATATTCCAAATATCGTTTGTTTGTTCTGGTGTCGTAGTTATATTCGCCAGTTTCTAACAAGCATAAAAATGGCAATGCTTTCCACTCGCAATCTTTGAACTCGGCAATGGTTGCTTTCCAATCTTCGAATTGTCCAATCGGACAACTCATGATTTCGTATAAATCTAATCGCTCGCCAACCATAAGGATTTCGCCATTGACTAACATCTGAGCCAATCCAGTTAATTCCAATTTGCCGTTCAAACTTATTTTGTCGTAAATGTCCTCACTTATTCCAGACATAAGCATAACCGCTTCATTGTATTTTTCCTCATGCAATAAGTTTTGCAAGTCAATAAAATGCCTCAATGTTATTTCGTCCAACTGAGTTGGGAACTGATATTCTTTGTCGATGTTAACTAAAACCATGATATTTTTTTAGTGTGGGATTTGGTGCCATTAAATATGCCGTATCTGGCAGCATCGCAAAAGTCATCATTAAACTTGACTGGCTCGTCAATTGCTTTGCCGTTCTTATCTGTTTTCCATTTGTAGGTTTTGAACTCTTTGACTCCATTTGGAGAGTCAACCAAAACAATTGGCTTTGCCTTTAGTGTGTTAATCCCATCTTTAACCGATTTATCTGCGCTAAAGACGTTAAATCCCGCCCTATAAAGTTCCTCGATTGTATCTGGCCTTGCAGCATCCGCAAATATTTCTTTTTGGCCAATGTTTAGTTTCTGCATTTTTTCAATTAAGTCGGCCGTTGTCAATCCGCTTTCATAAATGACCTCTTCTAAATAGAATTTGTTTTCGTCCCATCCACATTTGACCAGTGTCGTGGGATGGTTATAACCAAAGTCTAAGCCGTAAACATAGTCAACCTCTGGGAATACATTCCCAATCGTCCAATTGCGATAGATAAGCCCCTCAATGCGCCCAGTGATTCCCCTCGCATAGACTTTCCACAATTCAATGTCGATGTCTTTGAGCGCCTCTATTTCGGCTCTATTTTCATTCGGGACAAAGGGATTGTTTCTGTGGTCGGAATAAATAAACTTTGCGGTCGGATTATTTAAATAGTCTTCATGCACCCAGAATTCAGCGTCTGGATTAAAATCAATGAATGCTTTTTTCTTTGTTCTAAGTAATAGTTGCTTTGCAATCTGTCTGTCAATACCATTCGCCTCGTTTAAAAACAAATAGTCTCGCTTTCCAGACTTTGCGTCCTGCGAATTGTCATAGGATTTAAACTCAATCATTGAGCCATTAACAAACTTGTATATTCTGTCGGATTTATTATAGTCGCTAATCTGAGCGTCAACAATTGGATTATCTGAAATAATATTTTGAAAGTCTCTGAGCGCACCCGCTTTAAGATTCGGAATATCTTGACCAACAATTGTGATTAATGAGTTTGGGTCTGTCAATGCAAAATAAGCAAGCGCCTGCAAAATAGAATAAGTTTTGCCAGACCATGTCCCGCCTTGATTTATTATGATTTTAGTTTCGGCCGTAATATTAGCTTCAAATAACTCAGTTGTTTCAAACATCGTTTTCGGTTGACCTTATCGGGAACTCGGTTTTGACAATCTTTATTTCCAATGTATTGTCCATGCCCCCAGTGATTTGTTGCTCGACCTTTTCGACATATCCTCTGGCTTTTCCAATGGTTTTCAAATATAATTCAATTGCTCGCATCTTTACGTTGTCATTATCTGACTTCATAAGACTAAACAATCCATCTTCGGCCACATCAATGTTTTGCTCTCGGATGTCAATTAGTTCTTCTGGAAATTTTAATGCTCTCTCTCTGACCGCTTGCCTTGTGTAATCAATTTTGAATTGCTTTTCAATAGCTTTTGCAGTCCTCGAAAATAGTCCTGCGTTCTCTCTCAGTATTGCTAAAAACTCTTTATCGCTTATTTTTATGTTCATGACAATTAATGTGAAATTTGAATGATATAATTTACTTAAATTCAGCCGTTTACCTTAGTGATTT